ACAAATTGTGCTGCAATAGTTGAGGCCATTTGTGAGGCTCCTTATTTATATTGGAATTGTGACAGGATTTGTCATGTAACGTTATTTGGCAAGTCTCTAAGGCCGCTAAACCTCATTAGTTACACTATACATCAATTATATCACCAATCAAACACAATTGCCTCCTATACCCCTTAGCGTGCATTTGAGCTTATGACACAAACACAAAAAAGCCCCACACAAGTTAATGTATGGGGCTAAGTATTACTCTACTGTACTTTAGCGCCAGCTATTGCTAGCTCGGTTGCTCTGGCAGGATTAGCATTATAGAACGCTGTCTGAGCTACTGAACTCATTCCGTTCCAGTCTGCTGCATTAGTTGGTGTGCCGCTTATATTGGCACTACCACCACTACTGCCTGTCGAACCTGACCCACTAGCGCCGCTTGCTTTAATTGCAAAGCCATGAGTAGGGTCACCTTTAATCATACCCCAAGCCTCCTCGAGTGACATATTAGCCACTGAGTCAACCGCTAAGGTCTGTCTTGGCGAGCCATCAGGGTTAACCACTATAACGTTACCAAGAGCGTCAAGGGCTGTCATAGACTTAAGGATGCCTGTTAAGTAGTTCTGAGGGCCTTCTCCTTCAACTACATCACCAGCGACACTATTAAGTAATGCGGTTACTTCTCGTGAGTGGTTAGCTTTCTTCATACCGTCTAGGGCTTCTGTTGCCGTAGCTGCTGCTGTAGTTAGCTTACCTTCATATTCGGTTCTAAGTGATTCAATGCGTTCATCTACCTTAGTACCGACATCGCTTGCTGTGTTGAGTTTAGCTGTGATCTCTTCTGCTGTACCTAGTGAAGTGTAGGCTTCAAGGCCTTGTACACCTCTCTCAGCTTCCTTACGTGCAGTGCGCTCACTGTCTAAAGCAGACTTGAGATTCTTAGTGTCAACGTTCCCATATGATACATTGTCCGTGACGAAATTATTTGTCTGTAGTACGAAGCCAACATCTGCAACCTCTGAGTAATGTGCTTTCAGTGAGTCATCTAAACCATCTAAATTTGCTAGTACGCTTTCTAGTGCCATTGTGTGTTCCTTGAAACATCTCGTTTCGTTGCGACCATCTCGGTCATTAATAAAAAAGCCCCTATATCGCAGCGACAAACTGAATACATAGGGGCTCGTGTACTTTCTTTCTTCTATCGGTTAAATATCAAGCCAATGCCAAGCTTTACTCTGTCTATAAGACCTACTTGACTTCTCTTGACCATCTTACCTGTTGCTCTGTTTGTAAATCTGATTCCGTACATAAATCTCTCCTTTCATGTATTATAAGTTTGCCATCTCGGCTACAGTCTTATAATACACGGTTAAGAGTATATGTCAAATCTATTTTAACTTTCCCTTTAGATCTAAATCTGATCCTGTGGTGATTACCTCGATACATACGTTGTCGCTATTAATTATAAATATCTCTGTAGTCTTACAGCTACTCAGACTTAGACTTGCTATTAGAACTAGAATTACTTTCACTTGGGGCCTCCGGTTTGCTTGCTTGTGCTAATGTCATTGCGACCTGCATCTTCTTCTCAGCCTCTGCTGTAGCTCTCTCAATGATCTTGGCTATGTCGTGTGATATATCAAGACTACCTCTACGTTTAAACTCAAACAACAGCGTCTCAGCATCAAGAGCACCTGATGTATACAGTAACGTCAAAGCGCCTAGATCACTAACATTGCCAGCTATTGTAAAGTCCTTATAAACAGAGATGATTAGATCACTATCATCGGCCTTTATGTACTTGTAGGCCATTCTAAACGCCTCACGCATACCTTCTTCAGTGGCGTTAGTCCAACTCATTAGATCAGACTGACTATTGAATGCATTGCTTATAACCTCAGAAGCTGTCACATCGCCGCTAGTACGGTTTAATTCAGGCTTAAGGCTTAACTCCTCCATCTTATCCTCTAAGATCTTTAAGGCTCCTCTACCTATAGCTACCGCGCTTCCTGAGTGTTCTACGATATTGAGTTTAGCCTCTATATTAGTTGACTCAAGTAGATTGAGTGCGCCAATAGTAAAACCATCAAGCTCTTGAGGATCGTAACCACTAGCTGTCATGATAGCGACTCTAGAGATCTTCTCTAAACTCTTCTGATCACTCATGTCCTGATAGTGCTCTAGGACTAACTCAGCCAGCTCTATGTTAGGCGGCATAGCTTCCATGAAACCCGTACGCTTAAAATACACAGTAGTTAGGGGTATGAAGCCTAATGAGTTTCTACCAGCATCAACCATAGTCCATTTACTGCCGTCATCCTTATTAATCTTCTCATCGTTCTGATCTTTCTGACTCTTTACGCTATCTTTGTCTTCTGAGTTAGCTTGATATACTGCCCAGCTATCGCGAGTCCATCTAACTACCTGTCTAACTTGTTGCTTACCGAACTTGCCCTTAGCAACCGTAGCTGATCTGTGGTATCTAATTTCACTAAGTCCAGCGCCGTCTCTATCCCAGTTAAATAGATCAAGACACTTAACATGTACGAGTCTAGCACTATCACCAGCTTCATCAGCCTTACTTGATGCTTCACTGGCTGTATAGTCAGCTAATATGTGACTCATGCCGTACTGATCGCCATCTACAAACACTCGCTTAGCAAACTCAGTGGCGTCATTACCCTCACCATCTGTATTCTTAGCAAGACCACTAAGTCTAGGATCTTCACTAAGTCCTTCGATCGTTATAGGCCTACTGAAGGGCTTAGAGCTATGCGACTCAACGGCAACACTGAATGACGGGTTTAGATAGGTTCTACTCTTCCTATTAGTGTATGAGGTATCACTCTCCTTGCTGAACCTTGGTAAGTACGTCTCGCCTGCATTGCGCATCTCCTTATATCCACCAAGAATGGTATTGATCAGCATATAGTCTTCTGTCATTGCTATATAAGAAGGATGACGGCTATCTATCTGTGAACCATCATCATTAGTTGCTGTACTACTGTTGCTACTTGAAAAAAAGTTAGCCATTGTATGTACTCCTTTAAAGTTATTTTACTAAAGCTGTCTACAGCCTCTCCCAACCGGTCTTTTGCGGCATCTGTATCTAAGACTATCCAAATTGTGGTCCTCGGAGTCAGTATCAATATCATCAAGCTTAACCGCATCTCTAGGAGCTACAGGCAATAATCTTAAGAGATCTTTACATCCACCACCTCTGAATATAACCAGCTTGGGTAAGCCTTCGCCGTTATGTCCATTGTCTAGCTTCTCTCTGATGACCTCCCACCCTGCAACTCTACTACCAGAAGACTTATCAGCTCTAAGCCAATAGATACCAATCTTCTCCATTGAGGTTGCTACAGAACTACCATTCTCTACAGTATATATCTGCGAGTCTGCGGGGCCTGCTACAACGTTCCTACCCTTAAGTAATGGGTGATTCATCTCATAGTCCCGTATCTCAATAGCAATAGCTCTAGCAGTCAGCCTTAAGCCAACGTTAGGGCCACTAGCTCCATAGTACTCAAGTATAGCGAATATATCACCAGCTATCGTGGCTACTTCGTTACCATCCGCATCTATGTAGTCTGTACCATCACTCTCTGCATACCATATAACACTGAATGGCTTAGATGATCCCCAGTCAAATGATCTATCAATCTTCCAGCTCTCAGGTATATCAAACGGCTTACATGTATTAGCTGTCTCATTCCAGACATCACTAAACAATCCACCAGCTACAATATCCCATGATCCTAATAGCCAAGCCTTTCGTAGATTCTCATCCTTTATGATTGATAGGTCTTTTATGTAATCATCATCCATGAATGGATTTTCAAACACACTTGATGGTATATGCCACCTAGCCTCACCCACCTCATTGATAATAGGCTCATAATCATCACCTTGACTGATAAAGTAATCCTTAACCCAGCCATGACCTGCTCCAGATGGGTTAGTGGTGCTTAGGTACATTCTAGGAACCTTTATGGTATCAGTATACTCAGTCTTCTTACCGTAGGCATCTAACATCTTAACTGATCTATTACAGGACTTCATAATCTCATAGCACGAATCATCAGGCCAGTTAGTTATCTCTTCCCATAATATAAAGGGTAATTCCTGTCCGTGAAAGCCGTCATAGTCATCAATGCTATCGAACTTACGGAACATCAACTCCTCACCTGTTGCAAATACCCACTTTAAGTCACCCTTACCTGCTAAGAATCTAGCATCAGGGAATAACTGCTTAAACAGTCGCTTAGACTTAGATATAACATCCTCTAAATCCTTGTAGGCTCTACGGAATATAACTCCTCTCCAGCGCTCTGCATAGCCAGCGTTAACGTGCTTAGCGAAGGCCATTATAGCTGTCTCAGTTTTACCTCCCCCTCTACTACCATGCAATAGAGTCTCTCTATATGGTGTATTAAGGAATAGTTCCTGTGATCCCGCTAACGCCTTCCATACTACCTTAGTCTGCTGTGACATCTATAATCACCTCTTCAGCTATGCCAAGGCGCTTATTAAATAGTGCTGTTACAGCCTCTTCATCCTTTGGAATATTAAGCTTAGCCGCCTCAGTGAGTGCCTTAATAGCATCAGGTGATGTGTCTTTAAGTACAATTTCAGCTATAGCTCTCTCGGTCTTCTCTACCTTAATCTCAGTAGTCTTACCCCAGCCTCTAGCCTTGCCTTTGGAATCAAGTATATACATAGCAGCCTTTACGCCCTGTGCTCCACCTCTCTTAACTGTCTCTATCATTAGGTCTTCGGCAATGTCCATCATCATCTCATCACGGTCTTTGCCTCTCAGTACTCTAGCTGCGAAGTCTTCATCACTCTTTAACCACTTATAATAGCCAGTCTTAGATATAACCTTAGTCTCTTCAATAGCCTTATGTATTGAGCATCCCTCAGTATAGAAAAAGTCTATCAAAGTCTCCTTTGCTACTACTCTCTCTTGTTTAGTCATCTTATGTATCTCACATTAAGGGTTGTGTTAACCATCTCAGCCAACAGTATAACTTAATGTATATACACCTATAATCAAATCTTTGGTGGTCAAGCGAAGCGTTAAGAGCTTTAGCTCATTATATATAGTGTAGAGGGTCGGCAGTGTTGGTCGTTGCTCTCCGAGCTTAACGCTTCGCTTATCCATTGTTTTTTATGTTATTAGTTATTAAACTCACTAACGCTTAACTCCCTTTCAGGTCGCTACATATATAGTTATAGCACAATAAAATAGGCTTGTCAAACGTAATATCAATAATAATTTAAAGTGAAAAGTGCGACTACAAGGATTTGAGCACGAAATAAATAGTCGATGCGGAAAATATACCATTTCTAGTGCTGGTCTTGTGTCATAAAATAAATGGGTAAAACGTTACGTGAGTATATTCGCATATATGAATGTATGTAAAATTACACTAAGCAGATTGCATGTTATAGAGTGCGGTTATATCATATATACATAAACAATAAAAGGAGACGGACATGGAAGTTGAATACATGAGAGAATACGACAAGATGAACAAGAGTGATGGGCCTTATCGCAACCACATACATCTAACCATGGGTTACGCGTATCTAGTCGAGCAATATGAGTTAATACAGAAGAAGGCATGTAAGCTCCCAGCAATGCAAAGGGCGGCGATAGTCAAAGAGTACGAAAGTTCTCACTACCCTAAGGAGGATAACAAATGAATATACCAACAGTACAAGAATACACAAAGGCATACTTCCTCAAGTATAAAGATGCACCAGCTAATCAAAAGAACTTGATTGTTGAGCACTTTCTGCCGTTTATAGAGGCACGTAGGGAGCAGGAGTGGTATCATAGGGATTGTCCAGCAAATGAATTAACTGATAATGATATCTAGACCTTGTAAAGAGAATAAAAGGTGATATAGTTTAACCGTGGTCAGGTAGCACCTGAATGATTTGAGTACGCAGTCAGGGATCTCAAAGAGAATAACAAAATGACCCCGACCATTTTAAGCAAGGTTGGCAGAGTGATTTATTGCGAGTCTGACGAGACTGTTGCCGTGAATGCAGCGCTTATTAGCGTGTGGATCGGGAGACATGGGTTTGAATCCCATACCTTGCACTTTTTTAGATTTGATTTAAAGGAGATAAGGACTATAGTGTATAAAGAGAAAGCGGATGCTACAAGTAGTCGCAGGTAAGTCAGTTCTTGATAAGCCTAAAGCAGTAAGTTCAAATTATATTAGATGTACGTAAAGAAGTACAGCAAGCACACATAAAACTTACTACGCAATATGACCGCAATCGTCGTTAAAACTAACCCTCTTAGCCCTACACAGGTTTTCTCTCCTTCTCCTTTTGCTTGTGTGGGGCTTCTTTTCTAGATTGTAACATGATGAGGAAATTCGCTACCGAGTCATTTACCAGCCCGAGACTTTGATTAGTCTCGGGCTTTTTTTTGTTTAATTTTTATCCTGAAACTCCTTGTAATGCCTATCACTGGGGTATATAGTGTCTTATAATTAATAAGGAGGAAGTAGATGATATACACAACATTGCAATCATGTAAAGATAATTATGCCTGTACATCGGGATATAGGAAGCTATTAGCTTATGTGGGCTTAGATTACCCAATGGATAAGAATATCTCACTATTGACTATACTTAAGTCTAATGGTCTAGCCGATACTATGTGGGTACTGGACAGAGCAGCGCTTGGCGATAATAAGTTATTTCGTATGAAGTTTGGAGTATGGTGTGCAGAACAGTGCTATAAGTATTGGAAGGCTAAATATCCAAATGATGATAGAGTTAAGAATTGTATTGATATGACTCATAAGTTTATTATTGGGGGTTGCTCGCAAGAAGAATTGAATAAGGTAGGGGGAGCTTTAATGCTGGGCGCCATCGCTGATTCTGCTGCTTCTGCTGCTTATACTGCTTGTCCTGTTGCGAGACTTCTGCGGGAGGATCAACTCATTAAGCTACTGGATGAACATGATGGACAATAATCTCAAGCCAGAGAAGAAGCAAGACCTAGGATATAGACACAGAGACTTCAAGACCTACGCGCAACCTAGCGATAGGATTGAGTGGCCTGTATTCAAAGAGCATAGTGGCCACGATAGCCCTGATGACTTCTATAAGGCTCTTGTAGAGATCGACAAGGTAAAGGTATCTAAGCCTCTATATAACTGGATGCCTTATTGGATTAGACGGCCACCTGAGGAATATGGGCAAATGACAGAAAAACAGCGTAATACTAAATCAATAATGGGGTGCTGATATGAGTGCTACATATGAGGAGTATAATAACGCCATTAGCAGGCAGGAAAACATTAAATCAACAAGAGGCGACTGGTAATGATGACAATGTAATAACAATACAGGGACATAATTAAACATTAGGAGATACAAGGCATGAAGAAACTAAAACTAATAGTAGCATTAATAATAGCAATTGGATTGTGTGTTGCGAGCACACAGGGTACAAGCGATAGAACGATGGCTGACATAGTTCAGAATAGTACAATGAAGATACTAATGGGTAACAGTGGGACTGGTAGCGCCTTTGTGTGGGATGACAAATATATTGTCACTGCCGCGCATTGCGTTGACAGAGGAGACGTTATTACGCTTGTAGTGCTTGGTGAGAAGTTCAAGGCTGAAGTAGTCGGTTACTCCCACCGTAACGGTACGGATGTAGGTGTGATACGCATCCCATTGGCTCTCAGAGGCCATTTAGAGGCTATACAGCGCGATAATAGCCCATTAGACTACTTGGATCCAATTGTGCTAGTTGGTTGCCCTCTAGGTACTCCAAATAGCGTCACTATGGGGGTTGTGTCACATCCTAAGATCGTATTAGATCCTAGTATCGCTGATAATTGGCCTATATTCGCTAAGATTGATGCTGCTGCTAATCCCGGTAATAGCGGCGGTGTCGCATTGCGCAATGGTAAGGCAGTAGGTATGCTTGTGAGGGGCGCTCCGCATGGAATGGGAATGGCTTGGATAGTGAGAATGGAGGTCGTTGAGCATGCAGTAAATAAAATATTAGCTAAGGAGAAGTGATGAATGCACATAAAGGAAGGCCTATAGACTACCTAAGATCCATATTATGTGACGTATATTTTGGTGAATACAGAAAAAGGAGAGCATTATCAATTACTTAATAGTATTAAATGGCCCACCTAGATCAGGGAAGGATACTATATCTAATGCCCTATACGAGCCACTACGGAGCTGTATAATTCAGGCATCCTTCAAGAATGAGCTAATTAAGATGGCCTTGGCTATCTCTGGAGTTAGTTGGTCTGAGTGGGTTGAGCGGTATGGGAAAGCGTCATTCTCTGGCACCCCCGTAGATGGCATGTGTCAAAGGGTTTGGCTAAAGGATCAGCCTTGGTATAAGCTGCAAGGTATGTCACAGCGTGAGTTCCTTATATGGATCTCTGAGGAGGTTGTTAAGCCTAGGTTTGGCAAGCAGCACTTTGGTCAACTGCTTAAGCGCGAGCTAGATAAGAGTATCCTGTACGGGACTTATGTATGCTCAGATGGTGGATTTACCGAGGAGTTAGAGCCTTTTATTATAGACCCCGAGTGGACAGTGGCAATAGTGCGCCTTCATAGGACTGGCTGCACCTTCGAAGGAGATAGTAGAAATTACATTGAATATCTAGGAATTAACATTCCACAGATTGACATACACAATAATGGTGATATTAGTAATGCAGTTAAGGAAGTAAGTGACTTTATTAAAACAGTAAAAGGAGAATAGAGAGAATATGAAAAATCTAACACATGAATTACTAGACAGAACAGGCGCAATGGCTAAAGACTTAACAGCAAAGGTACTTAGAAGCGCAGCATTAGACTCGGGATTGCCACCTGAGTTAGTTGGTCAGACAGTTGATCTAATCAGTGTCAAGGAAGTGGATACGGGCATCTACAATGGCATCGAGACACAGGTGACGGTACAATTTGAGGACGGGGAAGTTAGAGTGGTTGAAGAGGCTGATTTAGAGCTGATTGAGGTGGTGTAAATGAGTACAAATCTAAGCAGAGTTACAGATATGTTAATAGAGGCCAACATGAGGGCTAGCAAACTCGAAAAAGAGCGTGATGGGCTGAAGGAGCTGATTGACAATATATTGAATACGATTCCAGAAACTTATGTCACTGGTCATGGTTGGGGTGATGATCTAGAAACCATAAGCGGGGGCAAGTAATGGATGAGCAGATTGGAGAGTTTGGAGCTAAGAGAGGCACTGGAGCAGGCAAAGGCTCTGTGATTAGTAGCACCTTTGGATCTAGGTGGGAGGATGAGATCAGAGGTAGACTTAAAAAGCGCCAACTACCATGTACTAAGTGCGGTGTAATGAAGGCAGAAGGTGAATGCAATAAGTGTGCTCATATGCCTAAGGATGGCAAGGGATGGTGATGGCTACGTCTGTGGTGTTATGCTATCTATTAGTGGTCGCTCTAACTTCTGGGCTTCTCCTGCTTGGTGTAGACTCAAAATGGCTCATGTATAGGGATTCTTCTACATTGGCGAGTGCTATAACACTAGTTGCAGTTCTGTGGCCCGTTACGCTGCCTATAATGGCGATAGCTGGCATAGCTAGATTATTTATGAGGCTGATAATCAGGAAGAGAGGAGGATATAATGATAATGAGTAAACGAGAGATTTATAGACTATCGGTGAATGCTTTTATGGCTGGAGGCTGCACTAGGTCAGATGCTATCATGAAGACGGCTAACAATATTGAAGGTGTAACCTATTCAACTGTGGAGAGAGCTATGAGAAAGATTAATGTCAAAAAGAATAAGAAGCGAGACGGCAGACTAGGCAAGCGTATTCTTTATGTTCCAGATACACAGGTGAAGGTAGGTAGCACTACTGAGCACATTAGGGCTTGCGCTAGGAGAGCAGTTGAGAAGGAGTATGATATAATAGTATTAGCTGGCGACTGGCATGACATGCCTTCCCTGTCTGTATTTAATAGCAAGCGCTCTGCCGAGGGATTGAGAGTTGCGGATGATATTAAGGTAGGCAATGATGCTCTTGATGAGTTTATGGCTATTATTAATACCATTCCCAAGAAGCGCAGACCTGAAATTCATATCACATTGGGTAATCATAGCTGTAAAGTCCGTATAGAAAGATTCTATAATGACAATCCGCAGCTAATAGGAATGATAGAGGACACCGGTACGAGTCACTTCAAAAAGCACGGCATTGAGGTTCATGACTTCCTTGATATACTTGAGATTGAGGGTATTAGGTTTAGTCATTATATTACCAATCCTCATAGCCTCAAAGGCAGTCCATTAGGCGGCACAGCAGATACAATGCTTAAGAATGCTGGCTTCTCGTTCGTGATGGGTCATCAGCAAGGCCTTAAGATGGCTATGCACTATCTAAGTGATGGAACTAGAAGGTTTGGTGCTGTATGTGGGTCATTCTACCCTCATGATGAGGATTACATGTCAATTCAGGCCAACAAGCACTTTAGGGGCATCCTTGAGTTAAATGAAGTTCGCGGTGGCGGTGCCGATCCATGTGTAATAAGCCTAGAGTACTTGATGAATGCTTACGGAGATAAGAAATGAGCACATATAAAAACTTGACATCCGAGGGGAAGGCCTCAAAGAAGGCTTCAATAATGAACTACGAGAAGACCCCTAAGGGTTTCCTTATGCGATTGTATAGAAATATGCAATCCAGAATAGAGGGAGTGCAGAAGGCTAAGCACCACCTCTACAAGGGTAAAAGTCTATTGAGTCGGGAGGCGTTCTATGAATGGGGTCTAAGTTCTGAGATGTTTCATTCACTTATGGATGACTATTACGTGTCTGGATTTGAGAGGAAGCTAGCGCCATCTGTAGATAGAGTTGATTCATCAAGAGGATACTCTATAGATAATATGGAATGGGTTACTATGAGTGAAAATTCAAGAAGAGGGAGTATCAATAGACGTGAGACAAATTAAAACAGTGCGCTACGCAATAATAAATGATGATGATAGGTTATGTAAGGTGGGATCATCTAAGAGGCCAGCAACCTTTGCTACATATGATAATGCTAAGAAGGTATTTAACTCGGTTTACAGTAGTAAGAGGCTTGTTAAGGTTTATTATGAGGATATCAACAGTGCCTGACATTAAGCGCTTTACATATTGCAAGCCAATACCTCTAGGAGATTGGAATCCATTAGATCAATTAATAACTAACCTACTACAGTTAGAGTCTACATTAGAGTGGACTGACTATCAAGTGACAGACAAGCCAAATAGTGTAGTATTAACACATAAATCTTATAAGTATAATGAGTAACTGAGGCCGTACATTAATTTGTACGGCTTTTTTGCGTTTAAGGGCTTGACGTGTTAACAAAAGGCTACTATTGTGTACATATCAACAACAAAGGAGAATATAAATGACTAAGAGAACATTCCAGAATGTAAGCAAGGAAGACTTCGTAAGAGAGATTAAATGGCATCAAGAGCAAGATATGATAATGCAGGGATCTTATAATGATCTAGTGGATGGTGAGTTTAAGGGGTGCTTTATGGGTTGCGCCGTTAATTCCATAGCTCGCATTAATGGAGTGCAATTAGAGCACAATAACCATAAACAGCAAGCCGATTACTTAGGCCTACCAGAGTGGTTCGTGCATCTTTATGAGTCGATCTTTGAGGGCTTAGGTGAGGATGATGCTAAATTATTCATGGTTGAGTGCGCAGAGGCTTTGCCTAAGTGTGAGACTAAGAAAATAGATCAATTAGAAGGTTTAATTAAGATATTTATAATCGAATCAACTAAGAAATATCACGATAATAAAGAAGTTCACAATATTATAGATCAAGTAAAGTTGGCTATCGAGTCGGGTGATATAGATTTACTGAAGGAAGCAGAGTCAGCAGCATGGTCAGCACGGTCAGCACGGTCAGCAGCAGCAGAGTCAGCAGCATGGTCAGCAATATGGTCAGCACAGTCAGCAGCAGCAGAGTCAGCAGAGTCAGCAGCATGGTCAGCAACATGGTCAGCACGGTCAGCAGCAGCAGAGTCAGCAGAGTCAGCAGAGTCAGCAGAGTCAGCAGCGTGGTCGGAAATTGCTGAGCATCTATTATCCTTACTGGGAGAAGTGTAATGAGAGAGTTAATAACAGGCATAATACTAATGGCAAATATCCTAATCCTATCCTTTTCGGTATACGGATTCAGCGAGAGTCCACTGAGGTTAGGAGCAATGATGGTATACTCATTGATGTGTACATACTTCATTACAAGACACATAGTAAGAGAGAATAGGAATGTGACTGCTGAGTTAGGTAGAGTTAAAGTGACACCAAAGACTAAGAAGCCAGACCTCCTAAACAAGAAGCGTAGGTTTACTATTATCGAACTGCTGGTAGTCGTTACATTGATGTCAATACTGATGTCGATTACATTTACTATTACAGCACCAGATAGGTCGGGCAATGAGATTAGTAATGTACGGAGTGTAATTCAGTTATACCAAGCTGGTGCATACTCTGACCTTGATGGAAAGGAGTACTACAGGGTGTCGCTAAGTGATGCTGGTTTGACTATATGGGCTGTAACAGCAAACGCTACCGTTGAGGTTCACCATAACGATATTGACTCTAAGGTGTTATTTGATGACGGAAGTATCATTAAGGGCTTTAAGATAAGACGAGATGGGACGGTGTATGACTTTACTGGTAATATCCCTCATCAATTCCTGTTTAAGTTGGATAAGCGAGAGGGGGAGATTAATATATTCACTGGGAGGATATCATTAGGCTTGGAGTTAGTGCCATGAACGGGGTATGTGGGCAAGGTAGCGTAAGAAATAGGCGCTGTGATGAGTGCGTCTGTAAGTCAGAGCAGGTAAAGGCAGCTAAGGAGATAGCAGGAGCATTTGAGACAGCAATGGCAGTAAGGAGAAGGCATGATGGAGTACATAATCATATGGGCAGGATTGGTGATCCTATTTAATATCTTGCCTGATCTAGATTGAGGGCTCTTGATCAGTCAACTTATAGTCCACATAAACCAAAGGTAGAGAAGATGAGGAAGCTAAGGAGATGAAGATGACATCAGCAGATAGGATAAGAGCTCTGAACAGCACACAGGATGGGTGGACGGCGGATAGAATAAGCGATAGAACGGGCATTCATAGGGGATACATCAATAGAATCCTCAAGAAAGGCTGTGATATTGCAGCACTGAATAGAAAGTGGTCTAATAGGATGAGGGAATCTCTACTTAGAGGTGAAATGGTTGGGTCTCACCGATTCTATGAGTTTACTAAGAGTGGGGATTATGTAGATTTAGGTATGCACGGAGGTGACGGCAAGACTTGGCGCGCAGATAGTGAATGGTTTTTAGGGTTATGGAGGGTATACTATGGAATATACAAGTAATGAGGAGCGAATGAGCCACGCGGATATATGTAAGTTATGGGAAACAAGCGTACAGGTAGCAGAGAGCAGAAATATTGACTTATTCTTAACTCTCGACTCCTTTCAGCTTGCAGGTATAGACTTTGATGATATACATAATCTACACAAGGCGCTTATGGTGCTAAATCAACATATAGAGGCTAACGATGATGACAGAGCAGATGAAGAGTGAAGCGTACGCTTTAGCTATGATAGTAGACTCAGATGGGGCTTGCTACGATACAGGCGCTGGATATGTAAACGTATGGTATGGAGACACTTTGGCAACTATACCTATAATAGAGCGATTGATTGATGAGGCAGTCCATGTGAGTGAGATGCTTCATAGGCATTCAATGAAATTCAATAAAAGGAGAAGATAATGAAGAATCAATATAAAGCACCATATAAGTTCGGTGAATTAGTGGCAGGTGATGAGTTTAGTTACAATGAGATGGACTTTGTGAAGATTAAGCGTAGGATGAAGGGAGGGGAAGCAGCTACGGCTATAATGCTTAATCAAGGCAAGGATAAGGACCTCAATCTATATACATTTGTTCCTGATTCAATTATGGTAAACCTAACCAAGATGGGGAAGTAATGAAATTAAAGAGATATGAGATACATCAGTATGGTATATCACCCTGCCATGAAGGTAGCTGGGTTAAGGCTAGTGATATAATGGAGCTAGAGGCTGACAATGACACGTTAATTGCTGAGCTGAAGCTTGTAAGAGGCCAATTGAATGATAGAGTTATACTTGAGAATCGCGGGTTAATGAATGCATTTGGAGGCGGTAAATGACAAAACAGCAACTAGTAGATGATTTAAATGAGGTAGGCGTATCACTTACTCAGTTCCGTGAGGCATGGAAGACAGGCTATATAGCACGAGAGGGAGGGATAACGTTCTCTGAGTTTATAGAGGCCTCTGACGACTCCTACAATGCCGTGTATAGTGGATTTAGATTCATGAATAGCAGCGATGGCATTAAATGGTTTGGTGTCACTAGTGGATTACTTAAGATTATCAATAAGAGAAAGGAGATGGTATGAGTCATGAGATTAAAATAGGTCAAAGGATATACGTAAAAGGTATAGGTGATCGACGAGGATGTGGGTTGGAGAAGTATGATATTACCAAGGTGGGTAGGAAATACTTCTATGCAACTCCACTTGGATATAGTTATGAAACGAAGTTCAGTAAGGATACTTGGCGGGAGCATATACCTAACTGTAGCTCAACTTACCAAGCTTATGAGTCTATAGAGGCGCTAAGGGGGCTGATAAGTATAGGAGAAGGCAGACTGAGTAGCCCTTATCAATAATGGATTATCATCTTTGTCAAACGCATTATATAAGCACGAAACACACTTGATAAACCATAAATAGCATGTATTATAATACTATACTAAATTATATGCGAGGCTTAGCCGAGTTTATGCGGGCCTCTCTATTTAAATTATTATAACTAACATCTAAAAAAGAACACAGAGCGAAGCGTTACGAGCGGAGCTCATTAGAGGAGACATACATGATACGGGACGCGTTACAGAGGGAGCTACTTGACTCGGAGGAGAGGATAGGGCGTATTGTTGACTGCATAGAGAAGCGAGTTGTCAATATCTAGATTAAGGCTAGGAGCGTTAATTACACTAAGGCTGAGATAGCTGAGTTGCTAGCTGACTTAGCAGTTGATCTATATTAAAGGAGAAGAGTATGATAATAGTAGTAATCATATCAATAGTAGCCTTTATAGGCGCAATGGTAGTGGAGTCTAGGCATAAGAGAGGAGGTTGGAAATGAATAACGTAGGGAAATTGAGCAGTTTGGGTGCCCTCTAATAGGGGCTCAGATCCTACTATACCCTAGGCTTCGCCTATTAACGTACTTCGTACTCTGTGTGAGGTATACTTGATCATGTATATTAACTTGATCTGATATATCTTGTATGGGTTGATTTTTTGGGTATTCTGGAATGGGTTCAAAATGTTCAGGGTTATAAATGTTGGACGGGGCATAGCCAATCTCTCCACACAGTCCCCCCCACCCCCCAATTTTCACCTACAATATATCATTGATATCATGCTAGTCAAGGAGGAAGTGGAAAGAGTGTTGAGTTTTATTTGATGAGAGGGAACAAGGAATGAGTACTCAATACTATATCAATACTATATCAATCATCTATCCACACACCACACACATCCATACCATACCAAGCACACAGTACTATTATGACGCTACACTGTGTCCTGTATTCATACACACACACTAACATGAGCCTACATCACACAGAGTCGAAGACGTTAAGCCGTTAGGCATATACCTATACTTATATCACACACATACGTACACTATATACTATATCTAGCACACACCTAATGTACTACCAGCCTCAGTCATAGGCATCATGTATATCTTAAGCCTTGATCTGAATTGTTATCCATGGCTATACGTCCTTATAGGTTGCTTGTAATTCATCCCTAACTACATCTCTCTCTTCCTCTACCTCCACATACTCATGAGATATTCTAAACTGTTGAGCTATGCCATATGTAGTCATTGCACTATCATATTGTCTCCTAAGCTCTACAAGCCTCCTATCGAGCTTCTTAAGCCTAGCCATTATCTCTTGTCTAACTTGATGTGTGTGAATCATATAATGCCACCACTTCTTGATCTACATTGACACTCATCAGCTTCGTTACATGCCTCGCGAGCTTTATGTAGGTTATTGTTTTTATTATCAATCATCGTTTTCTACCTCCACGCCTAGTTGATTGGTTTATGAAAGCTTGTAGCTTCTTAGCTGACTTATAGTCAAGCGTAATGCAAGATTTCCATTCATCATCAGTATATGATGCTATGTCAATACCGCCAGTATCCCCATTAGCGAATACCTTAACCTTGTCTGCGCTCATAAAAGATGCAATAGCGCAATGTAACTCTATTTCCTTATCCATACTATTCACTCCAGTCCTGTGTTTGTGGATCACACTCATCAGCTCTCACTGTATCCAGTACAGTATAGTCAACTATTGCCATTAGCTCATCGTATACCCTATGGTAGTCTATCTTGATGGCCTCTAATGCATCATCAATGCTATTACCTGCTACCCTATAGCTCCAGTCAAATGAATCACCTAAGTCAAGCTCTATATAGTATATGTATTTACCACGTGTATCTGTTAGATCATTCATCTATTGTTCTCCCAGCCATTTTAAGGCATCTATAAGGTCATTAGTCTCTTTATTGATATGATCTATCCGCATTGATGTATAGATCTCCCCAAAACCCTTAGAAGGCAATTCATTTAATTCTAGCTCTAATTTGGTTAGTGTCATTTCTGCATTCAATATGAGTGTTGCTACATTCTTATTCATTCTTTTACCCTATTAGGTTAATTCTAACTGTTTGTTTCTTCTTTCTTACGTAAGTAGCTAGTTGCTTCATCCTTACGTCATTAAAATGTATTCTACGTGCTTCCATGTCTAACGAGTGCTGAGCTGCTGTAATTGGAAATGATCGTGGCATATTATAGTACCGCCAGTTTAACAAAAGCATTAACGATTAGGAGGCAGTCAGTAGCGAGGAGGGTTATTGTTAGTTTGGTAAGCGTCAGTATCATTTTCGTTTCTCGTTGTTTAGTTAGTTGCGATGATTTAAGTATAGTCGCTGCTGATATGTATTGCAAGAGCTTTTATTAGAGTTTATTAACATTTATATGAACCGAGCACAAAAAAAGCTCATACAAATTAATGCATGAGCTAAAAATAGTGTATTTCGAGGGACAATATTTATTTACTTAATCCGTTACTACCTGTTTTCTCAATCCCAAAAACAAGCTCCTGCTATTAAGGACTTACTTGTTACGCCTCGTTTATGTATTTCCCATCATTGGGGTGTTCATCTATTAGCTATAGGCGAATTGCACGCCTCTGAAGTCCTTTTGAATAGCCGTATGCCTTAATGTATTTATTGGTGCGCTGTATTATTGATGTAATGTACCTGCGTTGACTGCCTATAGTACTAACTATAGTATCAATTGATATACCAGCCTCATACATTGCTATTATTTTATCTTTCTTGGTCATTGCTCATAATCCTCTAACATATTTAAATAAGCGTCATAATCACTGACCACTATCACCTTGCCTTTTGCCTGTATATCGAATAATTCACCATCAAGGCCCATAAATTGAACTGATAATCCATTGGTAAAGTGCTTACATCGTGTTTGATAATCAATTATGCTACATGCCAATATCAGCTGATCATCATCACCCATAAGAGCCACACCGTTATCATTAGGCGTAAACTCTATAGCGCCATTAATGTCTAAAGCGGCATTAAGCTCTATTAAACTAAGGTCTTTAGCTTCATTAAGTTTCTTAGCTCTAAATTCTTTTAGGTCTTCATTGATAAGCTTTTTTAATCTAAGGCTCTTTAGTTCTTTATCAGTACTCACCTAACACCACCTTAAGTATATTAATACAGTCCTCAATTTCTAGAACTTGATGTAATCCAGCATGCATATCAGCCTCTACTCTTAGTTTAACCAGCTCTATTATATCATTAGCTATAGTATGGGAGTCTACTTCTGTAGGCATTACATGACCAGCGTAGCCAGCTAGGTTAATTATGTCTATTGCTTCGTCGCTGATGGTCTGTGTTATTACTGTATTCATAATTAACCCTCGCACTCTAATATTTGTTCCAATGATCTATAAGAAGTCCTACAGTATAGTACTGACTCAAGTGACTCTAAGTTATGACCATTGATGGAGGTTATTAGATATAGCTCTTGCTTTGTGGCTATCTCGTAGTCTAAAAGGTAATCCCAAAGTGTGCTGGCTGATTCATTCATGATGTTTTACTCGTTTGTTTAGTTGATGTTATTAGTATACTTAGTGCTTTAAGGTATTACAAATGCTTCTATGCTGTTTCTTTTGTCTTAATTTCTTTCAATTGACGTCTGACAGTGTTCTTATTCTTTTGACCACGTTGCTTTCTTACCATGTTGATTTCCTTGTTTCGCTTAGTTGATAATACTAGTATAGTTGATGACTTAAGGTATTACAAGGGCTTTATTGAAACATTCTGCATATTGTTGAGATAACAAAGCCAGTAGCCATAATTGCCAATACCCACTTAGTGACAGTATAGAGGAAGTAGTTACAGTGCTGATCAGCGAATTCAATAGTAGCCTTACCGCCTTTCTTAATGCGCTTGCGCTGTCTGTATATCTGCTTACCTATGTATATGAGTGAGGCTATCTTGACTGGCTTCATTATACCATCTCCCCATTGACTGACAGCACTGTATTAGACTTAATAGCTCTAAAAGCACCTGTTAGGCTCTCAATGACACCAACAGCATCACTATTAGCGAATGTTGCTGGCTGATCTTCATTGATAATGCAATGCATTTTACGTGTATCACCGTTTTTCTTGATGAAGACGATAGTACAGGCAACTTCTAAAACTTCAATTAGGCTTTCTTTAGTCATTTGTTTGTCTCGTTTGGGTTGGTTATGATTTAGTATAGTATTGTTTATATGTTAATACAAGAGCCTTTCTGGTAAAATATCAGATTCTATGAATATTTGTACATCATCTATAGTTAATCCATAGGCTGATAGCGCCTCAGAGAGCCCTCTTAATTCGAAAGCTGTCTGATGTTTAACTATGTACGTATAGTTAAGCGATGCCCCCGCTAGTATAATCTTAAGGTCATCAGCGTCCATTAGATCCTAACTCCTGCAAGCGATGCAGTCAGTAACATATCGAGTATCTGATCCTTGATCTCAGTGATGCCTAATTTAATTAGCGGATAGTCTGATCTGGCTTTCAATGTAATACAGTTACTCATAATATGCCTCTCTATTTGGTTAGTCTTCTTAATTCTACTATAGTGTGAGTTTTACCCCAACGGCTTTCATTGAACCAATTAATGGCGTCTTCATCAGTTACGCAGAATGGTGTTAAAGTGCCTTGTGGTGCACTATCGCCTGACTTAGTGTACTTAATGACATACTTACTTGTAACGGTATTAATCATATTAGCGGCCTCTCAAGATATTAATAATTCTAGCTAGTCTAACTTTTAAAGTCTTATTGTTTTGGTAGTGATTTATCTGGCTGGCTTTCATTTTAGTGTCTCGTTTGGTTTAGTTGATAGATAACTATAAGCCTAGTCAATACTTATGTAAAGGGCTTCTTGAATATTATTTCAAAGTTTATCAATGTTCAAAATTATTGAAAGTTACTATTTCCTGAAAAATATCATACATTTTATCGAGCCATACACTGAAATTATCAAAAAAATAGGAGCTTAGAAAAAACCTCCGACGCTCACTTTTGGGGGTCATTCTGAGCCTTAGAGGCGTAAAAATCTGCGCCGTTTTGACTAGACCGAAAAAAGCCGCGCACAAATTAATGTACGCGGCTCATATTAACTATATTTATTCATGAACTTTTGTGCTTTAGGATAATGTTTTACGATTAATCCCATTCTCACAAGGTTACTCTTCATTACATCAGGATACTCTTTTAAGTACCAGTCAATATCTATGCTTATAACCTTCTTATATAAGTCTAACTCAAACCAACAACCTCTATTCAGAACTCTGCAATAGTGCGACCTGCTCACCCCTATCAAGTCAGCTACCTGTTGGTGCGTTAAAGGGTACGTATGGGCCTTACTGTCGGCTATACGATATTCTCTTATAATATGCTCCTCTTCAGTTAAGTTCACTGTAATATCCCATATCTTTTATGTATAAAAAAAGCCCCCATATGCTTCTCATCACCTACCTCTTCATAGTGATCTGGATAGCTAACTATATCAAGATCTAAAATCTCGCAGTAGTAGCCAGTTTTACCTACAAATAAAATCTTGAGAGTCTCATACTCACCTTCAATTGTATCTCCTACATTAAACATTGCTATCTCCTCCTCAGTTAGGTTCATAAATCTGCGGCCTTTTTAAGTCTCTTCCTTTCTGATCTCTCTCCACTTGTTTTAATATCATGGCACTCCTTGCATAATATCTGATAATTATCAACCTCACAGAACATTCTAGGCATGATCTCATTCCAATTGTACGAACAGAACAGATCATCGCTATCACCAAAGCCGCCAACTGGAATAACGGGCTCAATGTGATCCAGCTTAGCATCCTTCTCTGCTATCTTCTTGTCACACTCAACACAAATAACTGCGATGTTTGGCCGTCCCGTGTCTGGGTTGATGACTGTACCGCTACGGCCTCGCCTCATAGCCATCTGCTTAGGCTTCCAGTGCAGGGACTTCCTCCGCAACATGTTTATTAAAAAACTGCGCATACCAGCAAGCGTCATTGTATTATTACAGTAAGGTCTAGGTACTTTGTATTTCTTAACCATTACCTCACCTCTATCTTATCGTAGTCTGAGGCATAGTAATCGCAACCCTTATGTGATTCTGAGTGATCGGCAGAGCCACAGCAGTCGTAATATACATCATATCTCTTAATCATTTTTAGCCTCCTTAATGTACTCAATCCACCACTCGCACGGCATGCCATCATTCATGGGTTCGCACTCAATCCAGACAGATTCTTCAGTGATCTTGACTCTCTCATGAATTAATGCCGCAAGGTCGCAATGCCATTTGTGTTCTTTATCAAATATATGAAACAACCAAACTAGATCAACAATGCCATCAGCAGTAAAAACATCTACCTCGATAGGTTCGCCAGTCTCAAAATGTGAATGAACAAAAACTTCTAACTTAATCATACTCTTCTCCTTTTACATTTGAACTAAATCACTATCAACATCTTTACCTATAATAGTTATCTTAGAGACATCAAACATTATATCAATCTCTCCCGTCTTACCATTTCTACTCTTATCAATTATGATCTTATCCATATCCTCATTAATTAACAGCACTGTATGAGAGTCTCTAGCTATCTTCTTACAATGGCTTATATGCTCTCTACTTACACCTCCTGTCTTCTTACCTGTATGCGGGTTCTCTGTGCTCTTAGCCTCACTGTTCTGCTGTGCTAACATCACTATAGGGACTCTCAGCTCCTTTGCAAGCCTCATGAACATAGAAGATATACGTTCTAGCATTTCAGTGCCTCTAAAGCCCTTTAAGGTCATCAGCTGGAAGTAGTCAAGGAAGATACATTCTGCGCCGTTTGCCACTAAAGTTCTGCACAGATTCTTAATACTGTTAGCATCCTCAGATCTAGGGCACACTACATTAACATTAAACGTACTGATACGTTCGTTACCCTCTCTGAACATCTCCTCAACCTCACCAGCATCCTTTCTAGACGCTAGGGCCTTACGTATATCATGACCGCTTGTCTGGTGTATCAATCTCTTGTATACATCTGCCTTAGTCATCTCTAGGCTCACAAAGGCTGTATTGCGTCCTTTAAGGCCATTGGCTCTAGCTTGGGACATGAATAGCATCATACCTGTTGCTAATAGACTCTTACCACCTCCATTCATTGCAGAGATGCAGATATACTCACCATCACCGAAGCCGCCTATCATTCTATCTAACTCCCATAAGCCCGTAAAGATCATAGGAACCTCACCGGTCTCTCTGTACTCCTTAAGCTCTCTAGCAATCTCATCAATAGCATCACCACTATCAAGTCTATCCTGTGACATAATAGATGATCTAAGCTCTAGTGTAGTTTCCTCTAAGATATCCATCAGAGCATCGGCGCTTACATGTGTGCTACTACCAGCCCGCTGTATCTTAGCGGCCCTATCAAGTATCATCTTACTAATCAGTGAGTTCCTAATCTCCTCTACATAACCGCCAACTTTATGAGGATGGTTAGCTGATTCAACAGCTTCATATAGTATTGTCTCCCAGTTATCCATACTGATACTATCATCAGCTTCATGCATACGTCGTATAACGCTCGATACGCCTATTACCTGCTTAGACTCAAACATCTCTATCAAAACAGGCACTACTGCGCTTAGAGGGCCTGTAAGGGCATCCTTAAAGCCTGCTATGGGGAAGATCTCTGGTATCTGATAGGTTCTCTTTATTAGTGAGCCAATTAATTCGCTGCGAATATCTTTCATATTACCTCCTAGAATGAACCTTTAAATTGACTTGTATCGACCTTCTTCGTAATTATCTGCGCCGTTTTAGCCTTGACAGCTGCCTGACTTACTTCAGCTAATCCAAGATACTTATCAACCTTATCAGAGCTGCCAAATAGTGTAGCTATTCTTATATATGTCTCGCCCTTGGTATCTCCGAACATCTTACCCGTCCAATCCAACACCACATAGTCTATAATTGACTTAAGTTCATCCACTGTATACTCTTCTATAAGCCTACCTTTGATGGCCTTGGTATGGCTTGGTGTGTCTCTGACATTCTTACCCGCTACTTCATTGAAGTGCTTTATGACCTCGCTAACTCTAGACTTATAAATAGCTGGTATATTCTTCTTGCCATTGCAGGCATCCCATCCTGCTGTATAATAACCCTTAAGGCCCTTGACTTGATTGGTAGTATATTGACCATCAGGGTCTTGACTCTTTAAGTATTCGGCGAAGCCTTTAGTGTTCTCACTGCTCATGATTATCTCCTATCGGTGGGTGATATGGTTTATTGCATTTATGCCAATCAGTGTGACACCCTATGCACATCCAAGTTATATCTAACCACTTAGACTTCTCGTAGCTATCGTGGTGAGCTTGAAGTGGCTTAACTGAGTTACAGACCTCGCATCTATTGGGTTTTGTGATCTTATTGTATCTTAGTTTGTTATTAACCATCCTCCTAGCCTTCGCGGCATAGGGGTGACTTTCGCTGTGCTTTTTCTGAGCTAGCGCGATGCTATCTTTATTTTCAATTGCGTAGTCCCGCATGTACTTCTTAGTTGATTCCGAGGATCTATAAGATTTAGTTACCGCTTTGGATCTATCAGTCAATCTATATAGCCTAGTCTCTTCAGCATAACAAGCGTTACATCTAGGCTTAAGTCCGCTTTTTACGGCTTTACATTTACCAAAACATGACTCATCTAAATCCTCCTTACAGCCTTTGCATCTCTTCACGATCATCTCCTATTTATTTACCTAAAAAGCCCGATACTAGTTAAAGTATCGGGCTTAGGTCAGTTTATATTAGAAAAGGATCGGCATCGCCCTCTACATCCTCATCCTCCACAGTCCCACCTGCTGGCTCCTCGTCTTTTACGGTTCTGACTCGCCACGCTGATAGGCTGTTAGCGTATACGTCATGCCCATCTTTCTTATCTTTGAAGGTGAATCCGCTCAAGTTAAAATCAACATCAACTAAGTCGCCTACCTTGTTGAATTTAATGAAGTTCTCACATCCATTAAACTCTGCATCTGGCTTGTTACCTATAGCAAACTTAGCATAATTAGGTCGAGCTGGGTTATAGTCGTTCTCAATCTTAATGACAAACGTCAATTTCTGCCATGTACCAGCCTCATTAACTACCTGCTCGCTTACTTCTACTACTGTACCCTGTGTCTTTAACTCACTCATCATCTTCTCCTTTTGTTTTAATTAAAGTTATTAAATAATCCAGCCCAGTAAAGCAAGGCTATAGATATAGTATATAGAAGCAAGGAAGCACCTCCATCAATCGTCAGCTTCTGAATCTTGCCATTATTAGCTATCCTATAGCCTAGCTTCAGAGTCATAAAGAATAATATTATTACAGTCGCTATCATTATCTTCTCCTTTTGTTTTATTTAAATACTTTACTTAACTAGTGACACTATCATTGCAGATACCGCAAAGGCCAATGATAGGCCATTAAAATAAATACCTACACCCCGCCACTCATATCCAGAAGCTACCATTCCTATCACTAGCGAAATGAGCCACAGAGCCATAAGTATACTCCATACATCCATTATCTTCTCCTTTTGTTTGTTGATGCTTCTATTATAATGCCTTTTGATTGTTTGTCAAATCAAAAAGGATCAATTTCTGCACTATTTTTTCTGGCAGCCTCGACACCTTTATTAATCTTGTCTACAGCTACTAGAGTTAACGTCTTCATTAACTCTATACGCTTATCGTCTCTATCCACCTTAAGGATCATATGCTGATTCTCAGGAGGGAATCTAGGGTCAAATGAATGGAATATACAATATTCCGCCCCCGTAGCCGCTAGATGGCCCTGAACCTGATTTATATACTTACTAGGCATCTTACCAGCCATTAAATAGCCTATATGAGTATGAGACATAGGGCATTTGGATTCATAGGCAAACTTAATGCCTCCTCCATCTACCCCTATACCATCTGGTGACGAACTAACTTGATCGCTCCACTCCATAGTAATACTGCCCACTTCGTATATCCTAGAACCTAAGAAGTCTTCAGCGAACGCTCTAGCATCTGCTTCGTAGTCACGACCCCAACGCATAGCATCATTCTCTTTAACCTCACGACTAAAGCCTGCCACTATCTCTAGGCATTTCTCAGCAATGTACATATTAGCTCTAGCAGGCATCTTATCGCCCCTAGCTGGAACTACCTCACCTAATTTAGAGCCAGTAATCCGCCCCATTCTAGCCTTGAACCAACCATCGGACAACTGCTCAGTCGAGCCCTCTATCTCCCTAGAGCACATAGCTAGAACATCTTTAGGCCAATGGCTACGGTCACTCACTAGTAACCTGTTCTATAGATACCCAAAAATCATCACATGGAGAGAAGTGTCCACTACCGCCTTCAATCTCAAACGTTAATCCATCTTGAGTTTCAATTATAATCTCCTCGCATGACTCGTCCTTGAACTTAGCACTCTTTATAACTCTGCCTGTTAGGGCATTCAGGCAATCTTGTTCATTCATTATTTAACCTCCAACTGCTTACATTGTGTCGCATAAGCTTCACTGATCTCCTTATCATTGGCTAGATTCATACCATTAAGCTTAAGTGATATACGGCTTAACTCATCTTGTGTAGATGCCTTTCTGATAGCTAATAGAGCCCTCCCTTTATTGGAAGCGGCTGGTATAGCTTTAGGGTTAGGCGTTGACTTACCATGATCATTAGTCGCATCAGCATCTTTGGTATCATCAATAGCGAATAATCCGTTTAGGGCATATTTTCTAGCATA